ATCTATGAAGGTTCTAAGACTATTGTTTCTACTCCCTATATCACAACCGCTAACAAGAATTATTGGTTTGCTTTCGCTTCTAAAGACCCGAATGGCAATCCGTTAAAGATGGGTATCGGTGAATATCCGACTTTGAGAGAGCCGATTCCGCAGAATAACGAAGCTATCAGAACAAATTGTACTGGCTTCTGGAAACAAGGAATAGTTAATATGCCTTATGCGATTTATTGTTCTACTGGTGCTGCTTAGTATTTATTGGGGCAGGGAAACTTGCCCCTCTTTGGTTTCGCTTATATATTTAATTAGTCTGGATTTATCCAGCAAGCAAAAATATGCCTCATACAAGGGGACAATATATCGCAGAACTTGGTTTTGCGGTAAGAAATGGCGCTAATGGCGTCGAAACTACTGTCATTGACAGTAATGGTAATCTTCGACCTTCGTCAATTTTTGGCGATACCTATTTCGTTGATTATGCGAATGGGTTAGATACCAATGACGGTCTGTCTAAGGATAAAGCGTTCAAGACTTTATCGGCTGCTTATGCCGCAGCGACAAGTGATAATAACGATGTGATTTTTGTTAACGGAGTTGCTACTGTCGTAGAAACCGCAATGATCACTTGGGCTAAAAATCGTATCCATGTTATTGGTGTCGGAGCTGGTCAGCGTTATGGTCAGGCTGCTAAAATATCTCTAGCGGCTACTTCGGGAGCGACTAATATTGCTACCTTAAAAGTGACCGGTGTCCGTAATTCGTTCACTAACTTGAAGTTTATGAACGCTTCTACTGTCACGGAAGGGATATATTGTGTAGCCGAAGGCGGAGAGTATACTGTCTATACTAATTGTGAGTTTTATAAATCTACTCACTTGAACAGCGATACTGCCGCTGAATTATTATTGAATGGGGATTCCGCACAGTTCTTTAACTGCACCTTTGGATCTATCGCTGATTTAGTTGTCGGTGATAAAATCCGTGCCGCTGTCATTACGACTGGCGGCGTAGTTGGTGCTGGAGTTTCTAGAGATGTTCTTTTCGAGAATTGCAAGTTCTGGAAGAACGCAGGCGGAACTGCTACCGCCATGATTAAGATTGCCGCAGACAATGATTTGGAGCGTGTAATGGAAATCAAGGATTGTATTTTCGTTGCCAATAAACTTGGAGCTGTCCCGGCTGTCGCTATCGCTAGCGCAACCCTAACAAAATCCCAGGTTTTGTTAACCGGAAATACTATTGCCTGTAATTGTACTAAGATCGGTACTGCTACTGGCATTATCAATGGTACTCCGGCTCGTGTCGCTACCGCTACAATCGGCATCCAGGCTACTTAGTAGTTATTTAGGGTTCTCTTTCTAAGAGAGCCTTATAATATTTATTAATTAACATAAAACTATGATTAATTTTTACGCCACTTTTACCGACCAAGACGGAGATGTTGTTAAACAAAACTTCAAAGTCAAAAACATGGTTAAGGGAAAGCTTGAAGAAAAAAACGAATACAGAGAAATAAGGTTAGAAGATATTGCCAAGATTTCATTACTCAAATCTGATGATGAATTAGACCCTATCGAGATACTTAAACGCTATCAATTATTCCGGAAGATTTATCACAAGGGAGAGGTTGACTTAACCGAAGAAGAAAAAACTTTACTTAAAAAACTAATTTGCGCCAACCACGATGTTATCTTCGCTGGTCAAGCATTAGAATTAATCAACTAATATGCAGAGATTTAATTATCAAGGTCGCTGGTATACCTTAGAGCAATATCAAAAACTCTTAAATACCAAAGAAGAAACAACCACACCGAAAGCGGTTGAAGTTCCCAATGTTTCCGATCAGTCTAAGACGGAAATCCCCGTTGAAGAAAAATTAGAAACTCCGAAAGTCGAGGTCAAAGAAGAATTGAAACCGGTATTGAAACCGGTTAAGAAATCTAAAAAATCTAATAAAAAATAATATGGAAGATTACATCTTAAAAGCTATCAGAGCAAGCCTAATCTTAACCGATGCTTATGTAGCCGGAACTGTATTAGACTTATCCGCTAAATACGATAAGATTGCTTTGCTAATTGACTTCACAAAAGGCAGTCTTACAACCGCAGAATATAAGATTGAGTTCTCACCTGACAATACTAATTGGTATCAGGAAACCGCTAGTGTTATTACTACCGGCGTAAGTGCTGATACTTTAGTATCTCATCAGATTGACGCAACAGGTAAATATAGAATATTAATTCCTGTCGTAGATCGCTATATGAAAGTATCGGTCAAGGGCACAGGAACGATGACTAATTCATTAATGAAGGTTGACGCTGTATTAGCTGATACCGAAAACTAATATGAATACATTAAAAACAATTCTTACTTGGTTAAGCGGAAAGAAAAGTATTATCGCCGGCTTGATTACTACTACATCAGCATTTCTTGCGACACAAGGAGTGATCAGCTCAGAGTTAGCGGTCTATATTAACGCCGTATCTTTATTAGTCTTCGGATCTGCTAGTTTAGCTACTGGTTCTATCGTATATAACAAATAATTCTTTCCGATATGGACACACTGGACTACATCAGCATAATTGGTCAGGCGATTACATTTTTGGGGGTAATTTTTATTGTCTTTAATTATTTTAGAAATCCTCAAGTTAATCTAGAAAAAGAACAGGCCCTTACCGATAAGGATTTAGATTCTAAGGCTTCTATCCTAGCCCAAAAAGAATTAGAAACAAAAGCCCTTGTCTTAGCTGAACAAGTAAAAAGTAAAAACGAAGAAAATGAAAGACGATTTCTTGATATGGGTGTTCGTTTAGATACTGCTATGACAACCGCTCAAAATCATATCCATACCGTTGATGTAAAGGTAGATAAATTGATAGATACAGTCGGAATAATGAGTAATGAAATAACCAAGCTGTCTACTATTATTGAAGAAAGGATTAAAAAATAATATGACCCAAGAAGAATGGAATATTAAAAGAACTTTAACGATTATATACTCTCGTGTAGTCGGTTGGTTTACTCCTGTCAAAAACTTCAATCCTGGTAAGGCGAACGAGTTTAAAGATAGAAAAGTTTTCAAAATATGACTTTAAGCGACAACAATTTAATTCCTGAATCAGTCGGTTTCGTAGCTTTCTTAATAACCTTTTATGAACTGATAACCCGTGATTGGTCTTTAGGTCTTTCTTTGTTGATTGGTTCTAGTGTTTACCTGGTCGCAATTATATTAGTCAATTTATTTTTACTAAAATGGAAATAATTTTAAGACAACCATTAGCCAAACCGAGCATAAGCCAGGAGTTTGGCAATAATCTTTCCTTATACGATCCGGCCACAGAATTGTATTATTATTTTTATAAGAAATATGGATTAGATGGACACCCTGGAGTTGATTACGCCTGTCCGGTCGGAACTCCTATTTATTCCTCCAACGACGGGATATGTCTTTACGCCGGATTCGATGAAACAAACGGCAATATGTGCCAAGTATGGAATGAAACTTTAGGATTCAAGACCTTATACGGACATAATTCTGAATTGAAAATTAAACAAGGTGATATAATAACAGCCGGACAGCTCATAGCATTATCAGGAAATACGGGCGCAAGCACCGGCCCTCATTTACATTTCGGTTTTAAGGAAACGAATAATGACGGAACGACTAAATATATAGATAACGGATTCAATGGCTGTGTAAATCCTATTCCGTTTATGCTATTAAATTATAAAGGAGAATTACTTAACAAGAAAAATATGACTTTCAAAAAAATAAAAGGCGGTTCGAGTATTTATCTGATAAATGAAACGACCAAGACCAGGATAATGGTTGTGGATATGCCGACCCTCGTTGCATTGAGCGGTGAGTTCGATGAAGTGGACAACCTTTCAGCTTATAGGGATAATGGGACATTAATTTGGACAGAAAGGGTCATCAATTAACGCCTATTGTGAGGCTTCACAAGCCCCGTAGACGCATTTTAGCCTCAAAAACGCATAAATAGACACATATGAGTTTCAATCTGCTTAATTTAAGAAGCGATGCTAGGTATCTAGTTTTTGGCGACAGCACTAATACCGCTTATGGAGATACCGATCTAGACCGCAATATTAACAGGTGGTATAACACGATCTTAGCTTGGATTTTAGGAGCTAATGGAGATTGGCAGGTCAATGGAGATTTTGTCACTACTTCGATAGTCGCTTTGCAGAGAGAATATATCTTGCCGACCGACCTGTTAAAACTGAATGAGGTTTATATCAAGTCTACTTCGACCGGAGATTATCTCAAGGCAACACAGAAAGATCTGTCAGCTTTACAACACAACGAGGATTACCACCCAATCACACCAGAGTTTGATGTATTAGATAATTCTCTTTTCATATACACCCCGGAAGATACTATCGGTGCGGTCACGGACGGATTAAAAATAGTTTATCAAAAAAACTTAACCGAGTTATCTAATACCACAGACGCGCCCAATCTATCCGAACCTTTCAAGAGAGGAATATCAATCGGCGCAGCTCTAGATTATTGTATCGCTAACGAAATGAACGCTAAGGCTAAGAGTCTGAAAGTTTTATTGGATGAATTGAAGCAGGAGTTATTATCATATTACTCGACTAAATCTACCGCACGAGAGATTATACTACAACCGGCAGAAGAAAACTTTACTTAATATGACAACTTGGACAGGACGCACAAAACCAACGACTGATTATGATAAAAGGAATGGTTTTTTATTATGTGATACCGGCTACTTACTTATAGACGGAGGGGCGAGAATATTATTAAGTGGAGTTTCAGCCCCTACCTTTACTAACCGAACCAAACCGGCAACGGCTTGGACTTAAAATATGGCAAGTGATAAATACATAAATGAATTAACAAATCATACCACCCCGATAGATGCTGATTCTGTTCCGGTTTATGATAGTGCGAACTCTTTAACCAAAAGAGTACTTTGGTCTAGCATCAAGGCAACGCTCAAAACTTATTTTGATACTCTCTATAACAATTATACTTTGACCAAAGCCGCAGTCGAAGCAGTTTTGACCGGAGTGATTTCTACTCATAGTCACACAGTCACTAAGTCTGATGTCGGTTTAGGCAATGTAGATAACACCGCCGATACAGCAAAGCCAGTTTCAACGGCGCAACAGACCGCCCTAGACGGAAAAATATCACACTCACTTGCAACGGCAGTAAGTGATTTTTTAGTTTCTTCTGGCGCTGGAGTTTTTATAAAGAAAACTTTAGCAGAGGTAAAAACTATTTTAGGATTAGGAAGCGCAGCTTATACTGCCTCATCTGATTACGCAACCGCCGGACATAACCATTCGGGAGTATATGCGCCAGTTCTTGGGGCAGATGATAATTATGTGACAGACGCAGAGAAAGTAAAACTATCAAACCTTTCAGGTACGAACACAGGCGATCAGACATTACCAGTCAAAGCCACCGGCGCAGAAATCAACACAGGAACAGACGATACTAAGTTCGCCACCGCTAAGGCGATTAAAAATTCTATACTTTTTAATTTACCAGAAGGAGTAATGTATAACGGAGTAATAACGCCGAGTGTCGCTTCAAACAACCTGACAGTTGCTCTTAAAACTTTGGCAGGCACTAACCCGTCAGATACTGACCCTGTTTATGTAAGGATAGGTGGAGTAGTGAGAACTATTACATCGGCATTATCATTGGTAGAAAATGCGGGATATGCTGCATATAATTCTTCAAGTGCTGAATTTGCAACCAAAGAAATAGATTATTTTGTTTATCTTGGTTGGAAATCTTCAAATAGCACCGTCCGAATAGGTATTTCTAGGATTCCATACTCAACTGTTGTTGGGGATTTTTCTGGAACAATAAATAATGAAAAATACTGTCCACTTGCTTATAATAATGACCTTGCCTCCACTGATGTAGTCGTCAACATTGGTCGTTTCGCCGCCACTCATTCCGCCGGTGCTGGTTATACTTGGTCAGTTCCTACCTTTACAGCGAGTAATTTGATACAGAAATCAATAAATCTAAGTAAACACAACGACCTAACTTATACTTTTGGATTTTCTGGCGGAGCTGGAAATACAGCCCCAACATTTGCTGCCGTCACATTAAAATATAAAGTGGTTGATAATCTAATTTTTGTTAATGGTTCACTTGTAAATACGTCGGCAGGAACAGCGGGGGCAGGGACTGGTTTGATTTATTTAAAAACGCCTTTTGTATGTGCTGACGCATTTTTTATCGCCGGTCAGGGATACTATCGAAACGGAGCTACTTATGCTGGTATGTTATTGGCTATAGATAATGCTAATGGGTTATTTCTAAAGTCAGCCGATGGCGCGACCGACTTAACTGGCGCGACATTTAATGATGCTGATAACAGGAGAATATATTTTAACGCTATTTATAGAATATAAAAAAACACCCCCTTATTCAGAGAGTGTTCGATAGTTTACGTAAAACTATTTATTAATTAGAGAAAATATCAAAATGTAATTTAAGCCCAACATTTTTCCACCTTTTCCCAGCAATTCCCTTTTTAAGAATATTACCGTTCACCTTATTAATCCTTTTACCAATACGACAAAAGACAGGGTTATCAGAAGATTTAATATTACCAGGTTTTATTTTAACAGTTAGATTAGACATATTATTTATTCAGTTGAGATATCTTTAGGTCAAACAGTTCTTTCACTTCAGGAAACTTTTTACCAAAATCAGGATATTTTTGATACATTAAAAAATAATCTGCCACCTTTTCATTTAGTTTTCTGTCATCAGTAGGGTAAGAATAATCTGGATATTTACGAGGGGCAGGATATTTACTTATTAATTCTTTCACCTCATCGTCATATAAAAACAGAACGTGTCCTACTTCGTGATAAAGTATGTCATTTGAATCCCAGCCGTTAGAACCATATCCGATCACGATATAATTTCCATAAGCACAACCGCCAACCGGATATTTCGTGCCGCACTCAACCATAGGATTTTCTGAGAATACGACCCGTAAGGCTAAAGTGATGATGATAGATGACATTGTCATATACAAACATCTTAGCACACCTTAATTTTTTTGTCAAGTATGTATACTCTTAAAATAGATCAAGCCAATTTTCTAAAAGGAATGTCTTTATCAGACTATTCGGGTGATAAAGGTTTTTCCCCGTTAAGTAAGGGGTTCGAAGTAGATAGGCGGGCGAACCTTGGTCTTTTAGCTTCCGGCCGTGGACTGACAGAATATAATACTAATCTTAGCGGAAATATTATTGCTAAGACTAAGTATAAAAAATCAGGCGGATCGTTTTCATACTATCTGATTTCTGATACGGCAAAGATTTTTGAAACTAACGCCGTGACCTTAGCGCATACGCTCAAAGATACCGCAACCGGAAAAACTTTTTCAGCCGGCATTTCTTCGGTCTTAGTTTTTTTGAATGAATTATTTATTACTTCCACCGACGATATTTATCGTGATGATTTTACTTTCACAGTAAAAGATAAGACTTGGTGGACTGCTACTAAGGGTAAAATAGCGTTGACCGCTGGTGTGCCTCACAAACTTTTTGAGTTTAACGCCAAGATGTTTATTCTTAATGGAAACAAAATTGCCTCTTGGGACGGGACAACCGCAGAAGATGCTGCCCTTACTTTACCGACCGGTTGGATTATTACAGACGCAGTCGTAGATAACGACTTGATTTATCTGACCATAGTCAAGAACCTGAATGATTACGCTTCTTATACTGAAACAAAAATCATAGTATGGAATAGTTTTACTACTATCACCTGGACTAGAGAAGTAAATGTCTTTACTCCGGCTATTTCCGCAATCGTAAAAGCCGATCAAGGATTTATCTTTTGGGCGAGCCGAGATATGTATTTCTTTGACGGATATAATTATCAATGGCTTAGATATGTCGAGAGTTCCCCGAACTTCAATCAAGTAGAAGTGTTTAACGGCAATATTTATTTTTCTGCCTCTCAGGGTGTCGCTTCATACAACACCCGCCTAAAGATTTATACCCATCCGTTATATTACACCGGAAATATTACAGCAATCGGAATCGCTTATATCGATTATATCGACATTTTTACTGATACAGCAAAAATGTTGAGAGGAACGACAAGCAATTATGCCGGTTCAACATTTATTTCCAACTGGTATAATCTTAATAATGCTGTTATTAGAAAAATAGTTTATGGATTTTCGGGCGCACTTGCGACCGGTTCTTCATACACCATAAACATCATAGATGAATCTACTGCTAATGTTTATTCTGATACCATTACAAAAGTAAAAGACGGAGCTAAAACCTTAGTCGTCAGAAGCCAATTGAATACTAGATTAAGTATGTTCCAATTCAGAATGGCTTTTGATAACGCCGCGAACTTACCGCTTCGATTTATCCATATCTATTACGAGCCGTCAGAAACCTATGTCAGCAAATAATACAATTAAAGAAACTCCAGAAGAAATACCTCAACCTACACCCGATCACATTGAAAATCAGAAACCGATTTTACCTACTCACTTAAAATCTTTAGAGGGATTTATTCAGGTTGTCAGCGCAGTTCCTACTTATATCCCGAAGAACTTTTATGACAGTATAAAAATCTGTAATGGAGTGTTATATATTTTTAATTATTCAACTAACGCTTGGGTCAGTTTTGAGGCCGGTAATATGATTCAGTCTTCAGGCACTACCTTACCGGACGCCTCTACTAATAGTGGTAAGTTCTATTATTTAACCACAACCGATACGCTTTATCGTTCTAACGGGACAGCGTGGATCGCATTAAATTAATTTATGTCCTTTCCTTTAACGCCAACAGACGGAGATATATATATAAAGGACGGCGTTCGCTATGTCTATGCTTCTGCTTCTAATTCTTGGACTATTCAAGCCGATCCTGACAAGACGGCTGGAAATATCAAGAACGGA